CTGATCAAATTCTATGAGGACCGGGCGTCCAAGGTGTCAGGCAAGCGGCGTCGCTTTGCCATGGGCCTGCGCTACTAACCATCAGGAGACAACGGATGACCATCATTAAGGATGGCGAGCTCGTCTTGTACGGGTCCGTCGGCGCGAGCTTTTTTGGTGAGCGCTATTTTGAAGACATCGACGTTCTGGAAGCGTTGGAAGAGCTTGGCGATGATGCCGACATCACAGTGCGCGTGAACTCCGGCGGTGGTTACACCGATCAGGGCATTGCGATCTACAACGCCCTGAAGGCGCATGGTGGAGAGGTTACAGTCGTGGTGGATGGGGTGGCGGCGTCTGCAGCCTCCCTGATCTCGATGGCTGGTGATCAGATCATCATGCGTCGCGGCGCCACAATGATGCTTCATGACCCATCCGGGTTTGCCTCCGGTATGGCTGATGAGATTGCGATTGCGGTTCGGGCGCTGGATCGGATCGGCGCGGTGATGGCAAGCATTTACGCCGAACAATCTGGTGATGATCCAGACGACTTGCGCAAGGAAATGAAGGCTGAGCTTTGGCTGACCGGCGAAGAGGCTGTGAAGCGCGGCTTTGCGACGGCCTCTGAGGACGTCAAAGCTGCGAAGGCCGCGGCCTTTGATTACGGCGCCTATGCGCATTCCCCGAAAAAGCTGGTCGCTATGGCCAGCAAGCGAAATTGGAAGCTCCCTTTGGAGCGGCCCATGGCGGCATTTGCCGCATCCCTTCACCGCCAAAGCAAGGAGACTGAAAGCATGGCGAACCCTCCCCAAAACGTGGCACCTGTCGCGGCAGCCCCGACCTCCGCAGCGCCTGCCGCGCCCGCCGTGCCGCCTGCGGCTTCGGTTGCCGCACCGCAGGTCAGTCAGGATGCCGCGGTTGCCCGCGTGCAGGAAATTCTGACGCACAGTGCAGCGCAAGGCGCTGCACGGGCTCAGGCTGAACACCTTGCCTTCAATTGTCCCCAGCTCGACGCGCAGCAGGCTGTTGCGGTGCTGGAGGCAGGGCTGGCGCCTTCAGGCGCGCCGGTGGATGCCGCGCAGGCTCAGGCCTCGCAGCAGGGCGCTGCGCCGGTGCAGCAGCCCGCATCTGGTGGTTATGAGGCCAACCGCCTGAGCCAAATGACGGCAACTCTTGCGCAGCCGCAGTTGGCGGGTGCCGGAGATCCTTCCCCGAAACCCACGGCGCTGGCTGATGCAGTCGGTCGCCTGAACAAGAAGCGCCGCTAAGGAGGCATGACGATGAGCAACGTTCTTCATCAGAATATGGCAGTTACCGGATCCTATATCATGGCTGAGCTGGATCTGACGCTGAGCCGTGATGCCGGTCTTGTCGCTGCAGGATCCAACAAGCTCGATGCGGGCACCGTCATGGGGAAGCTGGCAGACAGCGGCGAATATGTGCCGTTTGATCCCAGTGCTGACACCGGCGCGGAGGTCGTCGCCGGGATCCTCTATCAGGGCTGTGATGCGACTGTGGCCAGCGTGCGCCGTGTGTTCACCGCGCGCCTGACCGCCGTGACAGAGGAGCGACTGATCTGGCCTGAGGCGATCACTGCTGAGCAGAAGAAAGCCGCCATTGCTGCACTTGCAGCCCAATTCATTATCTGCCGCTAAGGAGAGCGCAATGGGTCTTGTATCCGACGTATTCAATCAAAACGCCTGGGGCGCTGTCGAGGTTCAGGAAGAGGTCGTGGAACGTGTCGATTTCCGTCCGAACCTTCTGGGTCAGCTGGGCATCTTCGAGCCGGTCTATTCGCGCTCTGCACAGATCGCCATCACGGAGCGTGATCGCAAACTGACCATGATCCCGACATCGGCCCTTGGGGAGGCGCCGCAAGAGCTGATCCCTAAAGGGGCGCGCGTGCGGTATTTTTCCGGCTCGCGCCTTGCGAAAGGGTCCACAATCCACGCGCATGAAGTTGCGGGTGTTTCGGCGCTTCCCTTCGACCTGCAGACCAAGGAAATGGCCGAAGAGGTCACGGAGCGCTTTGCGCATCTTCTGGAAGAGGCGGAACTGACGTGGGAGCATATGCGTTTTGGCGCTTTGCAGGGCAAAGTCCTGGATGCTGACGGGACGGTGATCGTGGACTGGTACAAAGAGTTTGATGTTGCCCAGCCTGTTGAAATCAACTTCGAACTCAGCAAGCCGGAAACGGACGTGCGTCAGAAATGCCGTGATGTTGAGCGCAAAATGCAGGCGAAAGGGAAGGGGGCCTATACGCCTTCGACCCGGATCGTCTCCATCTGCGGTGACGGGTTCTTTGACAAGATCGTCGGTCACAAGTCGATCAAGGAAACCAAACTCGGCACGGAACGCGCGGCTCTGCTGGAGAATATTCCCGGTTATTCTTCAAAGGAAATCGAGAATATCACCTTCATCAACTATCGTGGTGCCGATGAAGGGCCTTTGGCCATTGCGTCGGACAAGGCGCGTTTCTTCCCGGTCGGCGCTCGCGGGGCATTCAAGGCGGGTTTCACCCCGTGCCCTGAATTCAAGCCCTATCTGAACCGCAAAGCGCAGGAATACTATGGCCTCTTGCTGGCGGATCCGTCTGGCCGCGATGCGTGGGACCGTGCGGAGCTGTACAGCTACCCGATCTTTATCTGCAGCCGTCCGGAAATGCTGCAGCGCGCTCGCGCCGGTTAAACTGATCGCTACCAAAATAAAATCCGAGAGGGCGGCCATTCGGTCGCCCTTTTTCATGGGAGGGGCGTGAATGAAAGAATACGCAGAAGAGCTGGCCAGTGCGGTTGACGATGAGTGGTCAGAGGAAATCCGGATCTTGCCCATGCGTGATGGTGAGCCTGATCCGGAGCGGATGCCTTTGGAGTTGCTTGCTGTGTTGCGAACAGGTGAGCGGCGCGAGGAGCGGTATAGTTTCGGATCTCGTGCGGCCTCTCTGCCGGGGATCGCAGCAAGTGGCGGCACTCTGAAGATCCGCCGGTCTGATTTTCCGGCGTTGGATGTGCAGCAGGATGACAAGGTGGTGGCTCTGGACCGCCATGGTGAACCGGTCTTTTTGGTGCGGATGGTGGATGACCGTTCCTACCACCGGATCATCCTTCAGCTAGAGGATGCAAACTGATGTCTTTGACAATGATGGCGATCCGGATTTGCGCTGTTGAAGCGCTGAAGGCGGCGGGCACCCTTGTGGGTGAGCAGGTGCTGGATAGTGAGATTGCCCCTATTGATGTTGCAGCTGATGGCGTTCTGCGCAGTTCGCGCGATGCGCCTTTTGTTGCGGTCTATACGGACGGTGCGAAGGCCGCGCAGCTTGGGCAATCGGGTGTTCGCTCGAATGGCATGGTTGACCTGGTGTTCAGCTATGGTGTGTCGCGAGCGATGGCGCGGAGCAACAAGGAAACGGGCGCCTCTGAGATCCTGGAGGGGATCCCCGCCACGGATGCCGCATTTGAGGCAACGATGGACATTCTGGCGGTCCAGATCAGCCGGGCTCTGACGGATGGACAGAACCCGTGGGCTCAGGTGTTGGGCGCTTTCGTGACCAGCTGGGAGAGTAAGGAGCAGCTGCGATCTGGAACAAAGGTCGATAGCGTGCGGATCGCAGCCGGTCAGCTCCGGTTTTCAGTCACGGTGGTGGCGGATCCGGCGCAAGGTGCCGCGCGACCGCCGGGTGGGCCTTGGGCGGATTTCCTCCATCTGGCTACACAGGCCGGGATCAGACAGTTGCCCCTAATTGAGGCGGCGCTTGGTGTGGAGCAAGCGGAGCCCTATCCGCCCTATGAACAGCTGCTGGCCATGACAACGCGGGTTGCGGAAAGTCTGCAGCTCTATTCCTTTGGCGGGGCCCCGCGCTCTGCCGGTATCGTTTTGCCAGATTTTTCTGAGGGGACGGCTGATGGATGATCTCGGACGTGTTTTGAGTGAGATCCTAAGGCGCCTGGGTGAGTTGGAGCGCCGTATTCGTTCGCAGTCTCGGACAGGTGTGGTCGTGAAGGTGGATGCCAAGCGTGGCTTGGCGCGGGTCCAGCTGAATGACGGGCCGCATCCGTTTGTGACAGGTTGGCTGCCTTGGGAAGAGGGGGCCGCTGGCGAGGCAAAGACCCATCTTCCGCCATCGGTAGGCCAGCAGGTGAAGGTCTATTCTGAATCCGGCGATCTGCATGACGGCACTATTCAGGCCAGCATCAATTCCAACGCGAATGGTCGCCCGTCTGGTGCTGGTGATGAGTTTGTATTGATGCAGGTGGGCGATGCTCTGATTTCGGTGCGCGGGGGTGGCTCTGAGATCGTTCTGAAGGTCGGGGCCAGTTCAGTGGTGCTGACGGCTGGCGGCGTGGTGGTCGATGGGCCGCGCATTGACCTGGCGCCCTGATGCCTGCGGTCGCGCGAAAGGGCGATAGCTGTACCGGCCATGGGTGTTTCCCGTCACGCCCGGCAACTGGCGCAAGCCCGGATGTGTTTGCTGATGGGCGGCCTGTCCATCGGCAGGGGGATAGCTGGGCGGCCCATGGTTGTCCGGATTGTCCTCCCCACGGCGGGGCGCTCGCCTCTGGCAGCGGTCGCGTCTTTGTAAATGGCCGGCCGCTAGGGCGGGTCGGGGATCCGGTTGACTGCGGCTCTTCGGTCGCGACTGGATCTGGAAAAGTGTTTTCGGGCTGAGGCCCATTTTCGAGGAGAGATCTGATGAGTGAAACCGGGGCCGTTGGGGCCGTGGAATATGAGGTCGTGCAGGCGCGCGAGATCCTGGGCGTGTGGCGCAAAGAGGGCGAAGTGGTGTCGATGTCGCCACGTCAGGCGCGGTATTATCTCCAGCCCTATGGCTGGGGGCTGCGCGCAAAGGCGGTAGCGGGCAAGTCTGCGCCAGCCAAGACAGAGACGGCCAAAGGGTAAGCCTGGATGGATCTGGATCACCGAACAGGCGCAATGCTCGATGGGTGGCCTGCGGTGGTACAGAGCATTCTGATCATCCTGTCTACCCGGATCAACACGCGGGTGTTTCTGCGTGAATTCGGCTCCGAAGTTCCCAAGCTTGTCGATGCGCCTCAAAATGAAGAGGGCATTCTGTCTCTCTACATGGCTGTGGCGGAGGCGCTGGCCAAATGGGAGCCTCGCTTTGAGCTGACCAATGTGGAGGTTGCCCCATCCCCTGATGGGGCAATCATTCTCGACCTCTCCGGCAACTACAGGCCTCACGCATTGAGCGGTGACGTTTCGACTGTCACCGATGAGGTGCGTGTTGTCCGCGTGGCGCGTGGTGGGGCAGATGAATGGAGTTTGCAGACATGACGCGATTTGCAGCGCTGGATTTGGCTGCCCTGCCGCAGCCTGAGATCCTGCAGGGGCAGAGCTATGACGCAATCCTTGCCGCGCGCTTAAAGGAGCTGGAGGCTCGCGCTGCTGAAGATCTGGGGCCGGAGGCGGCGGCGCAGG